ACCTCACCAACAATACCAGATAGTGTCGCACTAATTTCTAAGTCAAGTTCTGTAGATATACCTTTTACAATTTCACCAATTGTAAATGTTCCATTAAGAGTAGTTTGATCTAGATTAAGTTCTGTGACAAGCGTTGTTCCACTTTTAAATTTAACGAGGGATGACACAATCGCTGTTGCACCAGATGTTTGTCCAGTAATAGTTTGTCCAATAAGTTCATTAAAGTTAGACGTTCCAATCTCAACAACTCGCATAACAAAATCATCTGACCATTGACCGTCAGATGTTTTGAGCATACTCTCTCTTGGATATAAGAATTCAGACTCTTCATCAAAAAGAATTCTAAAGAATAGTCTGTGTCCATCTTCAGTTCCTTTTGCTTCATACAAGTCTTTAATATTTTTGATAAGGTTTCTTTGATCAATTCCTTCTGCAATTGTTTCTGGTATTGAATTAAGAATAGATTGTTTAAACTTGTCAAGGAATTGAAATACAGTATTATCAACATCTGCATATGCGAGAAGTTGTTGAATGTTTTGTATTGGGTTTGCTTTGTAATCAGTTACTACTGCACTTGCACCAGAAGTCTGGCCAGTAACCTTTTCACCAATGTTAAATCTTTGTTGGGATGTAATGTAAATCTTTTTTGCATTGTCATAGTCATCGACAATAATCTTTGCACTACTCTTTGAAGTATCTCCAACAATAGTTTCTCCTGTAACAAACTTTGCTACAGATGTTTCAAGAACAATATTATCTCCGTTCTGATCTAGAACATAATTAACAGAGTTTGTTTCTTGAATAATATAATCGTTAAATCCACCAAGAGATATCTGCGCTCCTTCCATAAACTCATAGTAATGTTTTAACAGAGTTATGAATAGAGGATGGTCATCCTGAACAAAAGTAGGAAGTTGGTCTTGAACCAGAGGAGATATTTTATTTTTAAAAGATGGGTTATTACCAGCCATACTTAATTACCTATCTTAGTAAGAACTTGATGAACTACTACTTGAGGATGAACTACTTGAACTTGAAGAACTGCTCGTTGTGGTTGTCATACCTGTCATTGTCATAGTTCCACCACCGACAGGAGAGTATGAACTACCTGATGCTCCTTGACCAGAATTGTCAGATGTTGCACTAACACTTCCTTTAGAAATATCTATCTGCAAGAGTTGATTTCTTACAGGGAGAACATCATTTGAATCTGGTATTACAATCATATGAATTGTTCCATCTGTATTTGTTGTAGATGTGATTGTAAGATTATTAAGAACTATACTTCCCTGTTGATAATCAATTGTTCCAACGGCTGCATTTGCATAAACCTTTTGGTTAGATTCAACTCTAAAGATTCTAACATTACCTCTACCATCATCATCCAAAAATTGTTCAGCAGTTGAACCAGATATCTTAAAACCAGTTGTGGACAAAACAGAACCATGTCCAGAATGTGGATTGAAGAATTGATTATAATACTTTACAGTGTATTGTGTTAAGGTATTAAGTAATGGTGTTACTGATTTGTACATACGAATGGTAGTGATGTTTGAAAGAATAGAAGTGTCTGTGTTATCAATCAAACGTGATAGTTCAGAATATCTAAACATATTATCAAACTTCTCTAAGTTATTCACAGAATAGTTTGTTATTGTTGTGGTAACATTTGTTTGTAAATCAGATGCAGTCTTTGTTGTTGCAAGAGCATTATATCTAAAGTTTGTATCTACAATAATATTAATTGTTTCAGGATCTACAATCTGTGGACGAACAGATGCTACGTTAAATGGTTTTAATCCAGTAACGATAAATTCTTTTTGAGCCTGAGTTAGTTTTGCTCCAGACAATGGACTAATTGCAATATATACCTGTCCGTAGATTGGTGGATCGTTATCTTCACCACCCCATACTTGGATGGACTTGATGTTTGGATATATCTCTGGAAGAATAGATTTGTAATCTGAAGTTGTTACTGCTCTTCTTTGTGCAGAATAATTTAAAGGAGCATAATACTTTATTGATTCAATTGTTTCTGGTTCTGCACCACCAGATGCGGCCGCAACACTTTCAATAGTAATATTAGATACACCACCAACTGCTGTACCAGAAAAAGAACTTGCACCATTCGCCTCTGATTTATTAGTAACAATATATTCTAAGATTACAATATTTCCGTTTGCAAGTTTCTTACCAATAACATTGTCACCAAAGTAAACTTCAAACCTACCATCCTCATTCTCCTGTAAGAAATAAACCTTGTCAGTAGACGTTACTGTGGATATATCTTTTGCAAGATTATAAACGTCAGTGGTAGTATCAGTTGAAGATGTTTGTACTGTGACTGTTAGTGTTGTGGTATCTGCTCTGTCACTTGTAAGAACATATCTCTTTTCTGGATTATTAAAATCAACAGTATATTTTGCAGTAACCAGACTCCCCTCATAGATTGGTAGGTTTTCAAATTTAAGAGCACCATTCACTGGTTGTACAGTCTGTGCAGCATTCACAACAAAACCATATGTATTATTATCTACAGTGGTTGTAAACTTTGTACCCTTTGCAATTGTTACAGATGCAAGGCTGTCATCATTAACTTGAACATTAATAAATGCTTCTGGGGCTCTTGCAGAACGTGGAGTGTAGTTTAGTTTCTTTGCGTGAGATACAACAGATGAACGAAGTGTTGCAGTGTCAAGAAACATTTCGTTTGAAAGCATATTTGCATTCATTCCAAGATAGTGTGTATTGTATGCAAGTGTATCTAAAAGAACAGACATACCAGAACCTTCAAAGTTATAATCAGAAAATTCTGTCTGGCCCTTTAGATATGTCTTTAGATTATTTTTAATGTCATCGAAATCTAATTCAGTGACTTGTAATTTTGACTCTGCCATCTTATCTTAATCTCTCTAAAAATATGTTCATGTCTACAATGTCAGAAGAGTTGACTACATAGAATTTAATTTGTACTCTATACTCATTTGCATCGGAATTATCTGTAACTTGTACATCTATTAACTCTGCTCTTGGTTCAAAGTTTTCTACTACATCTCTAACGTGTCTTTCCAAAACAGTTGCGACAATTGGTGATACTGGTTCAAATAAAACCGAACGAACATTAGAACCTATCTCTGGATGAAAAGGACGTTCATAAAAGTTTGTATTAATTAAATTACGAACACTACGTTTGACTGCTTCAATATTAGTAAGACTTGCAATGTCACCAGTAATAGGATGTCTTGCAAGTGACAAGTTAATGTCTTTAAATACTTGTGCATTTCTATCAGAGTCATTTGTTCTCTCTGCATCACGAAACGCTGTTGGATTGACAGTCATCTATTTCTCCTTATTTGTATTTATAACGAAAACTATAGATTGACATGAGCTCGATTTTTGATATGTTCTTCTGCAATATCTTCTTTCGATTGACCCATGTAACGAACTGCATGATGTTCTTCAATCATCTTCTCATTGACGTTTGTATCAAAACACCATATCTCTCCAAGTATCCTTCCAAACTTACCCTTACCATCCTTATGTGTTTTGAGAGTAAGTCCGCCTGCGTTAGTCCACTTCACAAGAAAGTCTTTTGCAGCCAGTCCATACTTCTTCTCTTCTAAATCTCTGGTTCTAGATTCTGGTGTGTCAATACCGTACATACGAATTCTTTGTTTGAGCATCCAGACACCAAACCCCAAGTCAATGTCAACATCTATTGTGTCACCATCAACTACTCTTACCATTCTACATTTATATTCGTGCATTACGTTCCTCTACTTCCTACAGGTTTACAGATATATTCCACCGTATCCCAATTTCCATCTGTAGGAATAGATGCATACGTTTGTAACATTGCCCTACATTCGTTTTCTTTTTCAAACCATTGTACATCTTGTTCAACACAATTGCTTCCAGAACAAACTGTCAATAGTATGTGCCATATTATACTCATGTCGAATATCCTAATCCACTAAGTGTTTGTCTTTGCCATCCGTAACTTCCTGTGCGTGAACCATTCGGCCCCCACTGTCTCTTCCCACCAATGTCGCAATGAATAAAGTTTCCACCAGAAGATGCTGGGAAGTAACAACCAAATCCTTGAATACCCTTTGAGGCTGCAATGCGTAAGAACCTTTGTCTATCTGCGACAGAAGTATTGTTCAGTCTTACATCAACTGCGTTACCTTGTTGGTGTTGACTTTTCTTTGCGCCACCGACAGATGCATTGTACGCTGCACTACGATATGCAGAAGTGATTGTTAAAGTTTGACCCCATTCCTTTGCAACTTCTTCCATGATACCTCTAAGTGTTGGACTAATTCTATCATCAGTGTGTGGTAAGAATCTCAAGAGTTGTCCGTCAAAGTCTGTCTTGTCTACGTCAGTATTGTTTGCGTCATCTACCAAGTTTGT